TGGTCATATACTGAGGCTAAACCAAGATTTGAGAATAATAGATTATTCTACACCAGGAACAACAAGTATGGTTTTACATATGATAAAGCCACAAAAGATTTTAAATTCTGGTTTGGTAGAAGTATTTATGAAATTCCACCATTTATGTTATATGATGTGTTTAAACATTTTAACATTGATTGGTATGAAAAATTAAGTCCTTCACTTCTCACTCTTCTTAATGCAACAATGGTTAAGAATATGATTAAAGGTAAAATTACTAATCCAAGAGATTATGTAAAGGCTTATCTTAAAACCAGTCCGTATAGAAAATCAGAAATTAGTCCTGAATTATTCTATAAAACATTTAATAATCTACATATACAGAGTCCTAAAACTTATAGAAAGATTATTGAATACTCTACAGACCCAAATCATGCATTAGAATTTATTACTGCTCAAAATAATGGCTATATAGATCATAATATTATTGATTTATATGATCAGGCTTCTGCACTTGATAGAAAAGTTAATCCTAAATGGTCTGATGCTAGAAAAAAAGATGTGCATGCTGAATGGACTAGAGAAATTATGAATATTGAAATTAAATCATTAGAACCTTATGATTATAATTATTCAAAAATTGATCTTCCACAAGGTCTTAAAATTATTTCAAATAACTATGAATTATTTGAAGAAGGTACCACAATGAAACATTGTGTTTATACCAATTATGAATATAGAATTAAATCTAAACAATATTTTTCTTTTAAATATGAGAAAGATAATGTTAGAGCAACTCTTGGTGTAGATAAAAGTTATTCTATGCCAGCTACATTTAATCAAATGTATGGTGTTGGTAATTCTACTATTTCTACAGATATTGTTGATTCTATAAAAGAATTGATTAAATCTGATTACTTTCAAGAATGGTGTGAAAAAGAGTCTAAATTATCAATGCAAGAAAGAGTTGATACAGCATGGATTTAAATGAAGCCGGTGTAATAGCCGGCTTTTATTATTAACTGAAAATTAAAAACTGAAAAGATGAAAAGAACATTAGCAACTTTATTTACCATCATGAGTATGGTAATAATGATCATAAGCTTAATTGCTTTGGTCCACAGTAAAAATGATGAACAAGTAAATATGTGTTTGCTATCCTTTGTTGGATGGGCAACAATAGGCACTTTATGTAGTATAACAAGTAATAAAAGAAGTATTAACTGAAACTAAAAATAAAAAGTTATGGAAGAGCAAGAATATGATGCTTACTTAGAAGCAGTAGAAGATGTAAAAAGAAGATTATATTGGTATGATACAGAAGCTCCAGAGGAACATAATCCTTTTGGAGTATTTGATTAATAATAAAGCAAGTACCCACACAGCGGTGAGATGGGCTAAGTAAGATACAATTCCTCGTAGCTGGGAGTAGAATGCTTGTTTTGAATAAATTAACTTAAAACTAAAAATTATGATAATATTTAATGATTTTAAATGTGAGATACAAATTGAAAAGTATCACAATGGTAATAAAGTTATAAGATTAGTAGATACTGAAGATGGTATACCTGTAGCGGTTGCCACTGTTAATGTTGAAGGTTTACAACCTGATGAAATAGCTATAAAAGATTATAGTGAAAATGAAGGTATGTATCAAACCTTAGTAAAAGCAGGTGTAATATCACCAATGCATAAAGAAATAAAACAAGGATGGGTTACAATTCCTATATGTAAATTGATTAATGAGTATGTAATATGATTACTGAAAATTGTTTAGTGGGATGTAATGAGATTGCACACCATAGAAACTGCAGTGATTATATTCCTGGTATGAGTATAAAAGAGATAACCTGTAAAGAGGGTTATCTTAATTTATTATCATACCATAAAGAATATGCAGTATTAGGAGAATCGGCTATATCATACACAGTAATGTGTGACAATGGTCATATTAAAAAACTAAGTAAAAAATTATTTTATAAATGAAATGATATGGAAACAATTATAGTAATAGTAAGCGCAATATCAGTATTAATGATCAGTGTACTAATCATAATTCATATTGATAAGAACAACAAATAACATTTTGGTCAATGTATAAACAGAAAAGATATGGAAAAAGATTTAATTATGTCAGTTATAGGATTTGATAAATCTTGTAAACTTGAAGTAAACGGTAAAATACTTACAGGAGGTGTAACTAGAACAGTTATGCCACCTGTTTATGGTAAAGTAGAAGAAGAATGTATTAACAATACCCTTGATATTGAGATGTTTGACCACTTTAACTGGGAGTTATTCTTTAGATTAAGGTCAGTAAAACATTCATTATGAGTAAAATAAGAATAGAAGTAGATGAAGATACATTAGTAAATGCATTAGATGGTTTTATTCATCCAGGTGGAATTAGAGATCTTATAAAAGATATGTTTAATCATACTCAAAAAGCAAAAGAAATTCTTGGTCAACTATTATTAGGTGAAGAATTACCTATAAAACCAACTGTTGGTCAAATGGGTTATGTAAAAATAGAACATATGTGGTTTACTAATAAAGAATTTACACAGAATACTAATTTAGATGTAAAGGGAACTTTATCTTGTAAAGTAGTAAGAATTAATGGGTATACTGAGTATTCACAAGTAACAGTAGAGTTTCCAACATATGATTCTGCAGGTGAAATACAAATAATATCAAATGGAGTAACTTTTGATCAATTTATTTGGTTACAAGAGGATTTAAAAATAGTATAATCTGAGTATACTACATGACCAATAATTTGGGGAGTATTTATATTCCCCATTATTATTTAGCCATATAATGCTGAAATAAATGATAAACTGTTGAATTATTTATATATAAAGTTTAAATTTAGACTTATTTATAAAACATGCAATATCAGCTTTCCACGGGAAAAGTAATTTACATTACCATAGAACAATATTTATCTATGACTGATAATGATATACAGTATCTTATATCAACAAATGCAGGTGAAACAATTCACAATCCCTTCACTAGATCTGCACTAGATGAAAACTCCACAGAAAGACATAAAGACAAAGAATATGATTTCTCATTTATCTCACCAGATGATGAGAATGTAAAAGAAATATCATTTGAGGATTTAACCCAAGATGATTTAGATAGAATAGATAGTATGGATATGTAAAAACTTAACTTGGAAGAGTAGGCCAAGGAATAGCTAAAATTATACTCAAATCAATTAAAAATAAAACAAGTATTAATCGCAAAAAAACAAGTTATGAGTAAAGTAAGAGTAATTGGAGATGAAACAGGAAATGTTATCAACCAGTCAGCAACTAATCCAGATTATGGATATGTAAGAGTAGAAAGTGTAAAAACTACCATTGATGATAATGGATTTTTAAGAAAAAGATCTATTAGTACCTTAATTCAAGGTCATATAGAAGACTTAAAATCAGAAGGTTATTTTAGTGGTCAAGAATTAAGTGGTAAAATTGTAGTATTGGAGGCATTAACTCCATTCAACAAAAAGAATCCTGAAAGAGATATTAAACAAGCAGGTAATACTGGTATTGTTTGTACACTTGGAGGTGAACCAATTTACAGAAAAACTCTATATTCTTTATCATCAAATACAGAAGATGTATTTATTAAACATGATAATGTAGAGCAAATCAGAAATGCATTTGGAGGTGTTAAAACATCTGCAGTAAATGCTGAAACATCTGATGAATTTAATTTTTAAGTATTAAATGTATATAAGGGATAGTGTAATAACTATCCCTTTTTATTAATTGTAAAAACTAATGGTCATGGAGTTACAACAGAAAAAATTAGAGTATAAAGGTAAGTTAGAGGCTTATCAATTGTATAGAGGTAATACTTATACAGAATATGAAAAAGATAACTATAACGGTTATCAAAATCATTTATATAAAAGAGCATTATATGGTCTAAGTGCATTTACTCAAGATGAAATTGCTACTATGTGTAGTAAAAAGAAACAGAGAGTAAACAAAGTGTACATGAAAGGTCAGAATGTTATTAACCTGTATAAGCAAAAGGTAACTAATGCTTATAGTAATTTTATATTCAAGACATTATTCCCGGAAAGTCCAATAACACAATTCTTTATTGAAGCTACGGAAACAGATGTAGATTATAAAAATACACTCACTTTTAAAGATCTTGGTATTACCAAAGACCAAATAGTTGGTGTATTTATTACTGAAGGCATATTACCTAAAAACTTTTATGAATTAGATAGGGACTTTAATGCTTTACCAAGATTAAAGAAAGCATAATATTAACGGGTAGATGTAACAGTCTACCCTTTTAAACAAGTAAGATGAAACAGACAGCAGTAGAATGGTTAGAAGATAATTTATTATTTGAACCTTGGGCAGAAGAACACTTTAAACATAATACAGATTGTTGGGATAAAGCCAAAGAAATGGAGAAGCAACAGATAATGGATGCTTACAATGATGCTGAGGATAAATGTGAATACTTTATTGAAGAACATGCTTGGCAAAGATACCATCATTTAAGTGAAAATTATTATAAGCAAACCTTTAAATCAGAATAAGATGAAAAAGATAATAATACTGATAACAATAATAATAACAGGTTGCATTTATAGATGTGTCACTGATACTACAAATTGGTAATGGAAAAGAAAAAGAAATACTGTTCAGGTTGTGAATCTGAGCAGTATATCTGGAAAGCACATGAAGGAAATAAGTATTGTAAAAATTGCTGGGGTAAGATCCAGTCTAAAGATCCTGATCATAAAATGATACCACAAGTTTCTGCAAAAAGAAAGAAACTTGATGTTGAGTATCTTAAACTAAGGACTAAGCATATGGAAAAGTTTCCGTTATGTCAAATTAAAGTTGCTGGCTGTACTAATATTGGTACAGATATCCATCATACACATGCAGGTTCTAATAGAGATGCATTTTATTTAATACAGAGTACCTGGCTAGTAACTTGTCGTAACTGCCACAACCATATTCATGAAAATCCAGCAGATGCTAGGATAATGGGATGGTTAAAATAAATGAAAAGAATATTAACTGAAATTAAAACTAAAAAAGATGAAACAAAGTAAAAATGATTTTATTAAGATTGCTGTTACAACAAATTATAACATGTTTAACAGATTACCAATGCAAAGACCAACAGGGTCTAAACATACACAAGATTTAGTAGAAAGTGTCCGTAAAAAAGGTAACACTAGACAAGTTATTTGTTGTAAAGTAGATTTCTTTACTGGATCAAAATTAACATATGTAATAGATGGTGATCATTTATTAGATGCTTGTAGAAGAGAGAGTATTCCAGTAAGATATGAGTATATTGAAATAATTAACAAAGAAGATCTTGTTTCAACAATGGCTTGTTATAATAATTCATCTAAAGCATGGTTGTTAAAAGATTATATTCATGCATTTTCATATTGTAATCCTGATTATTTTACTTTGCAATCATACATGGCTTTATATAATTTAGAAGCTCTTATGATTGCATCAATTTGTAATAATACAAACACATATAATGCTATTGCAACTTCAAGTGCTAAAATTAAAAATGGAGAGTTTAAAATTAACAATCCAAAAGCTAAAGAAATGTGTAAAGCTTTTAGTGATTTATTTATTAAAATTGGTGCTGCTGACAGATGGGTTAAGAAACAATTTTTAAATGTCTTTATTCAAGCATATGGATCATATGACCATAAAGAAACTTTAAAGAATATTGATAAGCATATCAAGACAATTAAAGTTATGTCAGATCCTGGTCATGCTAATGAATTTATACAAAAAAATGTATTTAATTTAATTTAATATGAAAAGAGAAGAGATACAACAGTTAGCACTTGATGCTACTGATAAGAAAAAAAGATCTGGATTATCATTAGCAACAGGTATTGGCAAGACTTTAGTAGCCCTATTACACATGGAGAAAAACATAACTCCTTTAATGAATGTATTAGTGGTAGCACCTAAGTTAAGTATCTTTACATCTTGGAGAGCTGAAGCAATAAAGTTTAAAAAGTCACATCTTATGGATAATGTTAAATTCACAACTTATTTAAGTTTGAATAAGCTTGATCCTAGAGAGTATGATATGATATACTTTGATGAGGCTCACTCATTATTACCTACACATAGAACATTTTTGGATGAGTATACCGGTAAAATCTTAGGATTAACCGGTACTCCTCCTAAAAATACACATAGTGAGAAAGGTGAGATGATGCAAGAGTTCTATCCTATATGTTATGAATATCTTACTGATGATGCTGTTAATGATAATATCTTAAATGATTATAAAATCATTGTACATGAGATTAAACTAGATAACGTCAATAAAAATGTAAAAGCAGGTAGTAAGAATAATCAATTCTTTACTACTGAAGTAGCTAATTATCAGTACTGGTGTAATAGAATAGATATGTCTAGACCAGGTAAAGAACAACAGATAGCTAGAATCATGAGAATGAAAGCAATGATGGAATTTCCAAGTAAAGAAAAATATACTAAGATATTATCAAATCATATAAAATCTAAATTTATTATTTTTGCTAATACTCAAGAACAGGCTGATGTGTTATGCGTAAATAGCTATCATAGTAATAATCTTGAGTCTAATGAGAATCTAGAAATGTTTAAGTCAGGTGAAATAACTAAACTATCATGTGTATTGCAGTTAAGTGAGGGTATTAATATTCCTGAACTAAGACAATGCATTATTCTACATGCATATGGTAATGAGCGTAAGGCCTCACAACGTATTGGAAGATGTTTACGTCTTGCAGTTGATGAGACAGCTACTATTCATATACTATGTTATGTAGATACTATTGATCAAAAATGGGTTACTGAAGCATTATCAGGATTTGATCAGGATAAAATAGAATGGAAAAATTATAATATTAGTTTATGAAGTGATTATGACAGAATATGATCAAGACAATGTTAAATTCATAAGAGCACTGGTAAAGATATCTAGTGCTCTTTATGATATTGATGAAATGAAAAAAAGTAAAAAGTTTAAATATGCATTAAAGAAAGATGTATCTGAATGGCATGAATGGTCTGAAGAGTATATTAAAGAACCAATGAGTGTATTTGGTGATACTGATGCTAATGCTTTAATGACCCTGATACAGATTTTTGATGATTACAGTCATAAAATTCACATAAAAGATGAATTTAATACTAGATTAAACTTATTTTTAGCTAAAATTGCATCAGCAAGATGGGATTTAATTCAGCTTGAAGTTGATAATAAATCAAGAATGAGCTTATTGATTAAGAATATAGAAATATTAACTAGTAAAGGTTACTTTAAGTCTTATACAGACTATATAGATCCTTATGGTAAAGGTTTTACTGATATTGTTGATTCTATGAATAAAGTAGGTAACACAATAATAGTAGGAACTGAAGAAAATAATTTGTAAATTAATATATAAAGACATGGTTTTGGAAAAAACACATAAAATAACATTGTATAATGATGACAACCATGATTTTTTATATATCATAGCTTGTCTCATTAAAATATGTAAGCACTCACCTGATCAAGCTGAGCAGTGTGCTGTAATAGTAGATAATAAAGGTTCATATGATATTATGTCCGGTGTATTTAATGACATTTTTGATATATATAACCAATTATCTGATCTAGAATTAAATGTAGAGATAGGTGAAAGTCAAGTTCATTAAGTATGATCAAGGTTATTTGCATTAACTCAAAAAATAAACCCAATAAAATTCCTTTAAGTCAATGGCCAGTAGAAGAGCAATTCTACACAGTGGTGAGAGTAATGAATATGGGTATTCAAGCTAACACATATGGATATGAGTTAGAAGAAATAAACCTTAATGGATGTTTTCCTTATGAATATTATAATGCTAATAGATTTGCTGTAGTAAGTACAAGCAAGACTGAGAAAGCAGAAGAGGTTCTTGAAGAAGATTTTGCATTAGTTTAAATTAAATAATTATGACTACACTAACATTATTAATAATTCATATAGGTTTTGTCTTATGGTTTTATGTAGGATATAGATTTGGTAAACAATTTAAAAAGAAATAGTATGAAAAAAGAAAATGTATTTGCTACAAGCTTATTTATATATATAGCCTGTACTCAGTTATTTAGCATGCATTTTTGGTATTTATGGTCTCAACATCATGGGTTCTTAAGTACTGTATTTGTAGGTCCAATTATATCTGAGATTAAAGGATTTTTGTTTCCATTTTTTATTTAAATATTATGGAGTACACTAAAGATGATGTAATACAAGAATTGAGAGATTTTTGTACTAAACATAAAACTAAAGAAAGACATATAATTGACAGAAGAAATTACTTAATTGCTATACTGTATTATAAATTTTCAATGGTGGAAGAAGAAATTGTTATGCATACTAATTTAAATAGTAGATCTACAATTAATCACGCAAAAAGATCTGGATATGAGTTATTTTTAACAAAAGATAAAAGCTTTCTTAAAAATATTAAAAGCTTACTTATTAAATATCCATGTTTATTTGATGATTTTGATGTAAAAATAAGAGAGTATAACACAAAATCAGTAGTATCTGTATCATTATCACATCATTATCTTAGTATACTTGCTAATTATATGCAAGCAAAAAATATTGATAAACCTGAAGATGCAGTTAAAAAATTAATCATATCAACTTTAAAGTTATGGGAAGAATAAAAGAAATATATATTGATTTAATTAATCAGTATGGACATGTGGATGACATTCCACTAGATGTTGAAATTAGAGATTATATAGCTAAAAAAAGAGAAAATGAAGAAGAAAGAGAAGAAACTGGAGATCAGTGATGTAAAAACTGCATGTTGTAATGCAGGTTGGTATATAAGATCAAGAGCAAATTATAGATGTGAGAAATGTAATGATGATGTTACATTACAAATTGTATTTGCTGGTATGACAGTTAATAAACTTGAAAAGAAATGAAGCATTTTCTAAAATATCTTACAGTATGGATTAGTCAAAACTTGGCTATTCCATTTTGGACAATTGGACATTTACATCTTATGGTAAATGTTTATGAAGATATTATAGAAATTATTGCATCATGTGGTATGAATTTAATAGTTGCTATAGGATTTATTATTGATTATATAGATCAGAAAAAAAACCATTAAATGTATAATAAAGTAGTATCTTTGATATTACTAATTTAAACTTAAAACAAATATTATGGGATCTGTATTAGTAATTATACTTATAGTAATTTGTATTATTTATTATCAAATTAAAAATAGTGATTGATATGGAAGATTTATACGGAATTGAGTTAATGCATAAATGGATGAATTATAAGGTGACAAATAAAACAAGTAAGCTAAGAAAAGCAAAAATAATTAGGAAGTCACCTGTAAATAATTCTATAATAATTAAAAAACATAATTATAGAAAATTACACAGAGAATACATAAAAGAAAAAGCAAGCACAGGATTCTACAAAAATGAAGAAACTGAAGATTAATTATTAACTTGGTCAGTAGTAATATGAAGACAAAATATAAAATATTAAAATCACAGTACTCATATGGTGGGTATTTTATACAAACTAAAGAAGGCTTTTTTGGCTTTTGGAGATACAGTAAAGATCCAAATGGATTTATTATACTATTTTCTACAGCAATGGAGGCTGAAGACTATATTGATAAAATAATTGAAGAAAAATTAAAAAAATGAAGCAGCAAGAATTAATTGAAGCAGGATTTGATAAAGTAATTGTTACTAAGGAAGAATCTGGTGACAAAAATGATTATTACTATTACTCATATGAAATAAACTCTGATGTAATATTAGTATCAAATGGAAGTGATGAAATAAATAATAATCAGTGGAAAGTATATGAGCACTCTTGGGGTGTTGCTATGACAGATATTGAAGATGTAATATTAATCATTGACTTATTTAAAAAATGGAGTAAAATACCATTATAACCTTTAAAACAAAACCAATATGTTTAGCGCAAAATTTATTAAGAAAAATGGAAAACTCACCTACAAAACTGAAAAAGAAAGTTTAGCTTATACTGAATTTGTAAAATTAGTAGAAGAAGATGAGGAATTAGAAATGTTTATTAGCATTCAAGGTAAATCTGGATCTTATGCACAAATCTCTAAAATACATGTATGTATCAGAGAAATGGCAAAAGAATCAGGATATACATTTGATGAAATGAAAAAACTTGTCAAAACACAAGCAGGATTATGCTTTGATGTAAATGATGAAGGTAAAAAGCTTGAGATGTGCAAATCATTTGCTGAGTGTTCAAGTGATGAGTTATCCCAAGCTGTTCAAGCATGTATAGAAATAGGAGCAGAGTATAATATTAACTTAGCGTAGGTTCAACATAACCTTCATCTGTAGGTTCAAGTACCTCTTTCTCATCAAAAAGATTTTGCTCTACAGAAAGTCTTTCAATTTCAGCTATCATTAAAGTAACAGTGTAAAAAGATTGCTCAACTTGAGACATCTTTGAGTAATCTGCAGCTTTAATAGTTTCAAATGACTTTTCACAAGCTTCTGCACCAGCTGATTGAATTTGATTGTATAAGTAAAACAAGTTATTCTTTAACATAAAGTAATATGCTTTGTTTACTGGGACACTGATTTGAGCATCATCTTTTAATTCTTTTACTTTTATAGCCATGGCTTAAAATTTTAATTAGTATGACAACAAATATAAACATAAATGAAATAAAAGAAAAATTAAATTTAAAACTAATTGAATCAGGATGGGCAAGAGTTCTCAGAGGGTTTATATTTAGTAGTGAGTTTGATACTATTTTATTGACATTGATAAAAAATTCACAGGAAGATAGACGGTTCACTCCATTTATGAAGTATGTGTTTAGAGCATTTGAAGAATGTCCATATGATGAACTCAAAGTAGTGATAATTGGACAAGATCCTTACAATGGAATTGAACAAGCTGATGGACTTGCTTTCTCATGTGCTTTTGAAAAAAAACCATTACCAGCATTAGAATATTTATTACAAGCTGTTAATGATACTGTATATGAGTCTGAGAGCATTTCTAATGACAAAGACTTAAAGAGATGGAGTAACCAAGGTATTCTAATGCTAAATAGTGCCCTTACTACTACAATAGGCAAACCAAATTCACATATAGAATTATGGAGACCAATGATGGCATATGTATTAGATTACCTTAAAATCTACAATCCTGGATTATGTTATATTTTGATGGGAAGAACTTCAGAACAGTTAATTGATTACTTGTCTGAAAAAGATCCTTTATTTATTTTAACACATCCTATGAATGCTATATCTTTAGGTAAAAAGAAATGGCCATGTGATGATGTATTTAGAAAAGTATCTGAGATTACAAAAAAGAATTATAATTTTGATATAAAGTGGTAATATGGATGAAATTTTTAATTTATTAATAAAGAAACAGTTGAGTCCAAATCAATTGTATATACTCTATTGTATTAAGCATAAAATTAAAACTAATGATTTTATTAATGATGCATTAGAGGTAAAACGCTTACAGTCAACAGACTGGTTAGAAGCTGATATGAAACTAGCAGGTAAGGCAATAATTCTTTTACAAGAACTAGAATCTTATTTTAAAAATAGTAAGAAAAAAACAAGTACAACATTGATGGGTGATAATTTTATGGAAAATATTGATGTTTATTTAGATATTTTTCCTAAATTTAAGCTACCAAGTGGTAAATATGCAAGGTCAGATAAAAAGAATCTAGAGAATAACTTCAGATGGTTTTTTGAATCACATACTTATACCTGGGAAACAGTAATTAATGCTACAAAGACGTATGTTGATGAGTATGAGGCAACAGGATATAAGTATATGAGAACATCTCAATACTTTATTAGAAAACAAGGCTCAGATAAAACTTATGATTCTGAATTAGCAAATTATTGTGATATGTTATTAAATGGGTCAGATGATCCGTCACAAACACATTTTAAAGAAAAAGTAGTATAATGTATAAATTACCCAAATTAATACTAGGGTGTTGTGCCATAGTAGGGATTCTATTAGGTTATTTAGTAATTAATACATTTGTTATTTCTATTACTGTAATTCAGTTTATTGTAGTTGAGGTAGTGATTAGTGTATTACATGCTACATATAATAGAATTAAAGTAAAAATTATTTAATTATTGTATATGGCACTTAAGCAAACAGTTAATTCTAAGTGGGTTAGCCAAAAAGAAGGTTTCCAGGAATCATTACATTATTTAAAAGGCAGAATGTTAGGTGAGATTAAAAGTCTTAGAACACCATGGCCTAAGTTTAATGATGCAATGACTGATGGTATTGAATGGAATACTATGACTGTAATTGGAGGAAGACCTGCAAGTGGTAAAACTTTAATTGTTGAGCAAATAGTAAGAGAATCTTTTATTCTTAATCCTGCAGAAGACTTTAGAGTTTTACAGTTTCAATTTGAAATGTTAGCTAGGTCATCTGCAATTAGAGAGTATTCAAGTATTATTGGTAAGTCATATAAGTATTTATGTAGTGCAGATGGTCAATTATCAACTGAAGATCTACAGAAATGTTATGACTATGCTAAACAAAAGATTAAGTATCCCATTGATATAGTAGAAAAACCATGTACAGTAGATGAATTTATCAGAACTATACATGAGTATATGTCACATCATTCTGAAGTAGATGAAGAAGGTATAAGGAAATATAAAAAGACTTTAATTTCTCTTGACCATTCTCTACTTGTAAAAAAAGCACAAACTGAAAGAGATAAGAATGAAACTTTAAATAACCTTGGTGAAGCATTAACAAATCTTAAAAGAGTTTACCCGATAGCATTCATTATATTAAGTCAATTAAACAGGAATATAGATAATCCTGAGAGATCAGAAGATGGAAAGTATAGTAATTATGTATTAGAATCAGATATATTTGGTGCTGATGCTTTATTACAACATGCAGATACTGTAATTGGTATTAATAGACCAGCTAAACAGAAAATCAGATTCTATGGTCCTGATAGATATATAATTGAAAATGATAAGGTAATGGTATTACATTTTCTTAAATGTAGAAATGGTGATACTAGATTAAGTTTCTTTAAAGCTGAGTTTGAAAGAATGAGTATAGTAGAAATGAATACTCCAGCACAACAAGAAAAAAGAATTGGAACCAAATAATTAATATATGGCATTAACAACAAAAGACAGCAGCAGTGCTAGTTTTAACAGAAAAGAAAAAACTGAAGAGATGGTAAAGTACCATCAAAAAGTATTTGATGCATTAGGTATAACTAGTCCTCTATATATACCTAAATGTGCTTATAGACCCTATGGTAAAGATGATTTATATATGGGATTCTTTAAGAGTGAATTATCAAAAGGAGAAGATATCTATACTGAATACGTAAGTATTACATTAGATTCTGAAGACCCAACAAGAACATTATATAAATGGAGTTATAATTCATTTTATGATGAGGAGTATGAAACTACAGATCCTAATGCAAATGGGCATGTAAGATATCTTATTCCTGTATCTGAACTGACAGCAATTAAAACTGAAACTAAAACTGAAATTAAAAGTACTGAAACGGAAGGGTTATTTCCTGATTTTGATGATTTAATGGATTCAGATTTAGATGCTCCTTTAAGCAGTTTAACTGTAAGAGATCTAGCTGCCATTCTATTACAGAAACCAGTAAGTAATAAAAAATGGTTAAATGATTTAATAAAATAAAAGTATGAGTGAAGGATTAGTATTGCCCACTAAGAAAGTAGGTGCAACAAGAGTCAATCCAAAAAGATTAATTATTTATTCTAAGCCAAAAACAGGTAAAACTACTGCATTTGCTGGTTTAGAAGACAATTTAATTATTGATTTGGAGAATGGAACTGATTATGTAGATGCATTAAAAGTTAAAGCAAGTAATCTTAAAGAGTTGCTAGCAATTGGTAAAGAAGTATTAGAAGCTGGTAAACCTTATAAGTTTATTACTATTGATACTGTAACTGCATTAGAAGAAATGGTAATGCCATTAGCTGTAAAAAAGTATAAGCAAACTTCAATGGGTAAAAACTTTGATGGAGATAATGTAATTACTTTACCAAATGGAGCTGGTTATTTATATGTAAGAGAAGCATTTTTTGATGTTTTAAACTATGTAGACACATTAGCTGACCATATTATTTTATCTGGGCATATCAAAGATAAGCAAGTAGATGATAAAGGTGAAATGGTTATGTCTGCTAATATAGATTTAACTGGTAAAATCAAGTCTTTAATCTGTGCTAATGCTGATGCAATTGGTTATATGTTCAGAAAAGGTAATCAAGTATTCT